CTGGAGAAGTTGACGGGACGGCCGCGTCGATGTGCGCCGCTTTCTCCACGACGACCGATTGCCAGAACGTCCCGCGCGGCCTTCGTTTCACCTTTGGCTATAAGGGATCGTTCAACGCCACGGTTTCGACCGACAATAACTGCGGCCCGGACGATGCCGTGAATGTTGGTTCCTCGACCACCGAGCGGTGTTCCGGTAAGGACCTCATGGTAGCATGGCGCTGTGCCGGTGGTCCCAATGGTGAAGGTGCCGCGACCGGCGTTGAATATACTTCGGCCTACACCACTCTTCATGCGATCATGGCTGCTGGTGTCTGCGTGGTTGGTTCGTGGGTTGAGCGGGCGATCGGCTTCCCGTCCTGCTGGGACGGAACCTATGTCGATACGCCTGACCACCGTGCTCACATGAGCTGGGGTAACGACACCGCGCATTGCCTCTCGGCTCACCCCGTCAAGCTTCCGCAGATCTCGTTGTTGTTGTCCTATCGTGTCGATCCGACATTCCTGGCCGGGCTCTGGCATCTGTCCTCAGATGAGATGGCTGCTTGCTATGACACTTCGGGTCTCGCTGGCTGCACCGAGCACGCGGATTATTGGGAAGCATGGTCAGACAGCGTTCGCGACACCTGGTTTCAGCATTGTAACTTGGCACACAACAGCTGCACCAATGATCTCGGTGACGGTACTTCGCTGAAGGGCGCCACGACGGACTCATTCGGCAATCCCAACGGCCCGATCTTCGGTTCGCAATTCCAATTGAACGACAGAACCCCACCCGAGAACCTTGGCATGTCGAAGGACATCACTGCCAACGGGACCTATACTGTGTACCTCCGCTCACCCGCAGCGGGCGTGTGGGGTTTCATGGGGCTGAAGAACTTTTCGGGATCGGTTGACAGCATCTCGGTCACCGACCTTGGCCTTGCGGCGAAGGGACCAGTGACGGTCCACAATTAGGCTGAGTATGTATCTGAGCAGCGAGCCGTGCTCACGGTTCTGACGGGCGATCCAGCATTTATCGCATTCGCCAAAGGGCACATGGAAGCAGCTCATCGCAACAACCACCATGCACATACGGCCACAACACCGACAGTGAACTGAACGCCGCCAACCGCAAGGAAGAACGGCCACCACTCTCGAACAATAGAACGCATGAACATATCCCTCGCTAATACCGAGCAGAGGCAAGCCGATTCACTTACGTCAATATAAACAGGAAGTAAACGGATATGAGCGCAATCGCTTCGGGCACTTCCAGCGTCCGCCTTCTCTCCGCGAGGGCCGGCAGAAACGGCTTCGTGGTCGAGAACAGCGATGCCAATCGCCTTCATGTGCTCCTCGGATCAGGAACCGCAGACACATCAACATCCTATAGCTTCAGCTTGGCCCAAAATGAGACATCCGCGCTTCTGACATACAATGGTGATGTATTCGGCATCTGGGCCGCTGACGGTTCTGGCTACGCACTCGTAACTGAATGGTGAGGACGATGAGCGACAAATCCAAGCGTCCGCTTCCGCACGTACCTTCAGCAGATGAACAGCGGGCCAGAGCTGCTCGCCAGGCAATGTTCAACGCCATGCTCAAGGATGCGCTAGATGGCTGAGCGCGACTTCGCCGACGATATCGTGGAAGAACTGCTCGATCGAGTTTCCAAGGGAGAGCAACTCGTCAAGCTCTGCGCCGACAAGAGAATGCCAGCTCGCTCGACGGTCTATTCGTGGATTGATTGCGATCCTGACTTTGCTGGACAGTTCCGTGCGGCGCGCGCGCGAGGTGTTCATGCTCTGGCTGAGCAATGCCTTGAGATCGCTGATGAGCCAGTGAGCAAGGACGACAGTGTCGCGGTCGCCAACAAGCGCGTTCGGATCGACACTCGTCTGAGGTTGGCAGGCAAATGGCTAGCCGCTGAATATGGCGACAAGCTCGACGTGAACTACAATGCGGAGATCACGCATCGGCATGACCTTAGCGGCTACAGCACAGATGAACTCGACACGCTTGAAAAGCTTGTCGCAAAGAGTTCCGACGCTCCGAGAGATACGGGCAGAGAGGGCGCGGAGAAGCCTGGGAGCGTTCACTAGCTACACCGAGCCCGCTTATGAACTGGCGGGGCATCAGGCGAAGCTGGACGCAGCCTTGGAGGCTGTTGAGCGGGGCGAGATCGACCGGCTGATGGTGTTTATGCCGCCGCGCCACGGCAAGAGTGAAAAGGCGAGCAAGCGTTTCCCGGCTTGGTATCTGGGAAGGAACCCGAAGCGGCAGATCATCGCATCGAGCTATAACAGTGATCTGGCTACCGATTTTGGTCGTGAAGTTCGTAACATCATGGCTTCGCCTGAATATGGCGAGGTGTTCAGCCATGTTGGGTTGAGGCAGGACAGCCGAGCGGCCGATCGGATGAACACCGATCAGGGCGGTGCATATTTCGCTTGCGGTGTTGGAACTGCAACGACTGGACGCGGCGCGCACCTTGGACTGATTGATGATCCGTTCAAGGATCGTGAGGACGCAGACAGCGAGATTCAGCGTGAAAAGGTGTGGCGCTGGTATCGCTCGACCTTCTTTACGCGGTTGATGCCGGGTGGGGCAATTGTGCTGGTTCAGACGCGTTGGCACGAAGACGATCTGGCTGGACGGCTGTTGGAGTTGCAGGGCCGCAAGGAAGATGGCGGCGAATGGACCGTGCTCGATCTGCCCGCACTGGACGAACAGGGCCACGCTCTTTGGCCGGAATGGTATGACGAAACGGCTCTTGAGCGGATCAAGGCCACGATCGGCCCGCGCGAATGGTCGGCGCTCTATCAGCAACGACCGCAGCCTGACGAGGGCACGTTCTTTCAACGCGACTGGTTCAAGGAATGGGAGAAGAAGCCAGCTCTCCGTTACTATGGAACCAGTGACTACGCTGTTACGGATGGCGGCGGCGACTTCACCGTCCACAGAGTGTGGGGCATTGATCCCGAAGGCTGCATCTATCGCGTTGATGGGTGGCGAGGCCAAGCGACGTCGGACGTGTGGATCGAAGAGAAGCTGAATCTAGTAGACAAATACAAGCCCTTTGCCTGGTTCGGCGAAGGCGGGGTTATCCAGAAGGCGGTTGAGCCGGCCCTGATGCGCAGGATGCGTGAACGCAAGAGCTTCTGCCGATTGGTGTGGCTGCCGAGCGTTCATGACAAGCCGACGCGGGCACGGAGCTTCCAGGCAATGGCGGCAAGTGGCCGAGTGTATTTCGAGAAAGGCGCGGACATCAGCGAGTTCCTGAGTTTCCCCGCCGGCAAGCATGATGATGACGTGGACACAGCTTCATTGATCGGGCGGGCTCTGGACCAAGCTCATCCGGCGATCATTCACCCGCAAGTTCCACCGAAGAATCCCCCCGATCTGTGGGGCCGCAAGAAGGATGGCGAGTCATGGAAGGTGATGTGACCACTTCCCTCGCCGACTACAAGAAGATGTTCGCGGACGCTCGCGATCTGCTCGCCGACAACCGCAAAGAGCAGCAGATCGACGACGATTACTACCACGGCTATCAACTCACTCCTGAAGAGCGGAGAGCCTTACAGAAGCGCAAGCAGCCGGACACGGTGTTCAATCGCTACCGGAAGAGTATCAACGGCACGTTGGGGGTACTAGAGAGCGGCGAGACCGATCCGCGGGCTTACGGCCGCAATCCCGGCGTGGATGAGGACGCTGCGGATGTGGTGTCGAAGACGCTGCGGTTCGTGGCGGACCTCAACGACTTCCATGAGCTGAGGCTGCGCTGCGCTTACGATTATCTCGTGCCTGGAACCTGTGCTGCCTTGGTTGAGGTTGGTGAGGACAATAGGCCCAAATTAACTCAGATCCGCTGGGAAGAGTTCTTTCACGATCCCCGCTCGCGAATGTGGGACTTCTCCGATGCGCGCTACATGGGCATCGCCAAATGGATGTACGCCGACGACCTCACTCGGATGTACCCCGACAAGGCGAAGGAGATCGAGGACGCCTTAGGTTCTACTGGCCCGATCACCATCGACGACACGTTCGGTGACAGGCCGCGAGACAGCCTCTCCAACTGGGTCGATGCCCGCAAAAGACGGCTGATGGTGGTGGAGATTTACCACCGCGAGGGTCAGGGTTGGCTCCGATGCGTGTTCCATGCCGGCGGGATATTGGAAGCTAGTCCCAGTCCGTATTTGGACCAGAGGAAACAGCCCGAATGCGCGATCGTTGCCCAATCCTGTTATGTGGACCGCGAAAACAATCGGATGGGGGTCGGGCGGGACCTCAGAACCCCGCAGGATGAGTTCAACAAGAGAAGGTCAAAGCTCCTCCACGAGACCAGCAACCGCCAGATGCAGGCCATGCCCAATGAAATGGGGCAAATGGCGCTGGCGACCGATGCGGATACTGTACGGCAGGAAGCGGCGAGACCGGACGGGATCATTCCGCCGGGCTGGATGCCGGTACAACGGGCGGATATCTTCACCGGCCAGGTCAATCTGTTGCAGATGGCCGAAGCCGAACTGGATCGGCAGGGACCGAACCCGGCCATTCTCGCCCGGTCGGCATCCTCTGCCTCGGGCAGATCAAAACAGGTCGATCAGCAGGCCGGTCTGACGGAAGACGCGGTTGTCTATAAGGGCATCCATGCGTGGGAAATGCGCATGTACCGCGCAATGTGGAACCGCTGCCGTCAGTATTGGACCGCGCCTGATTATATCCGGGTCACTGACGATCTGAAGTCGCCGCAGTTCATCGGCATCAATCAACCGCAAGTAGGAACGCAGATCGGCCGCAACCCTGAGACGGGAATGCCGGAGATTCAGCAGGTCGTGCTGGGCTATGGGAACCAATTGGCCGAACTGGATGTCGATATCGTTCTCGATGTGGTGCCTGACACCGCTGCTTTGGCTGACGAGCAGTTCCAGGCATTGACCGAACTGGCGAAAATGTACGGCCCGCAGGAAGTGCCGTTCGACGATCTGCTGGAAGTGTCGAGCATCCCCAACAAACGGGAGCTGATCGAGAAAAGGAAAGCGAGAGCCAAGCAGGCCGCACAGCAGGGCGGACAGGGCCAGCAGATGCAATTGCAGGCCGCAGCCGTGGAGATTCAGGACAAGGCCGCCGCCGCTCAGCTGAAGCAGGCACAGACAGCCAAGACGCAGGCCGAGACAGAAAAGCTTGGTTACGAAGCGCAAAACGAGATCATCAAGCCGCATCTGGAGGTCGTGAAAGCCGGTTTTCAGATCGGACAGAGACAACCGCCGCCGGGTTTGACGGGCGCTACAGGCTAGACTGCATCTAGCAATGGGCCGCCGCCAATCGGGCGCATCGTCACTGCGACGTCAAGCAGAGGGATGATCATGGACAAGCTGGAATTTTTGGACGGCGCGGAAGCGCCGAATGAGGAAGTTGTGCCAGCGGAAGCCGCTCCGGCGGAAGTCGCTGCCGAGGAAAAGCCCGAACGTCCGCGAGGACCGGACGGCAAGTTCGCGCCCAAGGAGAAGGCTGAGGCTCCTGCTTCGCCAACTCCAGAACCCGCACCTACTGCTGAACCCCCACAGGAACAGCCGATGGTGCCGCTCGCGGCGCTGCACGAGACCCGCGACAAGGTCAGAGACCTCGAAGCCCGTCTCGCTGCAATGCAACCCAAGCAGCCAGCACCTCAACCCGCGCTC